GATTCGAGATAGGATTAAAGAACTTCGCCGAGTCCCGGCTAGTCAGCTCAGGCCAAACCCAAAGAACTGGCGAACGCATCCGCAGGAGCAGGCTGACGCCCTGCGGGGAGTTCTGGCCGAAGTAGGGATTGCCGATGCCTGTATCGCTCGCGAAATGCCAGATGGCTCGCTCATGCTGCTCGATGGTCATCTCAGGACCGAGACGTTAGGCGGTGAACTCGTGCCGGTTCTCGTGCTCGATGTAAACGAGGAGGAAGCCGACAAGATTCTGGCGACTCTTGACCCACTGGCGGGCATGGCAGACATGGACACCGCCAAGCTAAATGATTTAATTAACTCGTTAGATATTACAAGTGAAGGGATGCAAGCAATTATTGACACTTTGATTTTGCCGGGTGAGTTGATGGACTCAAATTTTGAGCCCGGAACGATTGACGAACAAGGGCAGCTCGATGAGCTTGAGCCGAAATTAGTTACTTGTCCTAATTGCAAAACGGAGTTTGATTGTCGTGGGCAAATCTGATTTGCGACTCGATTGGGCAACACACGAATCTGCAAAATATGCTTGTTTGAACTGGCATTACTCAAAAGCATTGCCTTGCGGCAAATTAGTAAAAATTGGAGCTTGGGAATTTAACAATTTTATCGGCGTAGTTTTGTTTGGTCGTGGAGCAAACAATAACATGCTAAAACCATTTAAACTCAACCAAAATGAAGGATGTGAGTTGGTTCGGATTGCACTAACAACTCATAAAGCACCAGTTAGCCAGATTGTTGCAAAAGCTATATGTTTTTTGAAAAAGCAAAGCAAAGGGTTGAGGCTAATTGTGTCCTATGCTGACCCAGAAGCAGGCCATCACGGAGGAATTTATCAAGCAGGGAACTGGCTTTATACAGGACTGTCGTCAGAAGCTATAAAGGTTTTTTATAAAGGAAAATGGTCACACAAAAAAACCGTAGATGATTCTGGAATATCGCAAGCAAACCTTCCGAAGAAAAAGGTTCAAGGCAAGCACCGATATCTTATGCCTCTTGATGATGCAATGAAGAAACAAATTGAATCACTAAGAAAACCGTACCCTGCAAAAAATGCTCGCATGCTAGAACTGCAAGACGGAGTTATTCGCACGTGAGCAAGTCTGATTTAAAGATAGACTGGGCAACGCATGAAGCGGCAAAGTATGCCTGCGTCAACTGGCATTACAGCGGGTGCTTGCCTGCTGGAAAGTTGGTTAAGGTTGGCGCTTGGGAAGGCTGCAAGTTTATTGGCGCGGTTTTGTTTGGCAGAGGGGCAAGCCCGACGCTTGGAAAAAAGTTTTGCTTGGGCCAAGACGAATGCGTTGAGTTGGTACGCATTGCTTTGACAGCGCACAAAGCCCCAGTTTCAAGAATTGCAAAAATTGCGATGCTTTGGCTGTCTAAAGCGAACCCTAGGTTGAGATTGATTGTTTCTTTCGCAGACCCTGATAAGGGCCATAACGGCGGCGTATATCAAGCTGGGAATTGGATTTATTGCGGTGACAGTCCGAAAACTGTTGAATTATTTGTTAAAGGCAAATGGGTTCATTGGCGTGGAGGGTTTTACGAAAAAAATGAAAACACACCGCGCAGGACAATGCCCGGCAAACACCGCTACCTCATGCCACTTGATGACGAAATGCGAAAGCGAATCGAGCCACTACGCAAACCATACCCTAAGCGCGTTCGAAGTGTTGAAAGCGACACGCCTATTAACCAATAGGAAAGCGGCGGTGCAATTCCGACCCGAACGCTTATGTTTAACAAAGATTTGAATTTGCAAATTAAAGCATTGCAGCAGCGATGGCCGATTGATGACCGAACTCGCAGGGCGATTGTTGGAACATTGCTAACAATCTTAAAAGATGATGCCGCAAGTTATCGAGACAAAAATGCTGCAATCCGTGGACTGCTAGCAGCCGAGGCGCAAAATCAAAAAGATGAACATACTGCCGCCCTACAGTCAGACCGAAATCGATTTCTTGAGGTCGCTCAGCAACTCGGCATTGATGCAGATTTTAGGCTCGTTGGACAAGAGCCAGCAGGTACAAATCATGTCGGCACTGATGGGCCAGAGCGACGCGACGAAGCAGGAGTTGAGCGATATCGAGCGCAAGCGGACGATGCGGAGCAAGGCGGCTGAGGTCTTTATCCCAGCACCGGCAGACATCAACCGCCGCCGGGCCTGCCTTGCTGACCCTGAGCGATTTCTGAAAACTTACGGCAAGGCGATTTTCTACAATCCTTTTGCAAGTCATCATCGAGCGATGATTCGTGCAATCTGGGACCGAGCAAAGACTGGCGGCGACAAGGCGATTGCTGCTCCTCGCGGCGACGGCAAGACTCAGATTGCTCTCTGGATGATTATCGCAATCCTGCTCGACTGCCGAGTTCGCTTCCCGGTTATCATTGCGGCGACTCGCAAATCTGCTCAGAAGATATTTCGTCAGATACAGCGGACGTTTGCCAGCAACGAGCTATTGATTGCAGACTTCCCTGAAATTTGCGTACCGGTCCTTGAGCTTGACGGAGCACCGCAGCGAGCAGCGAAGCAGCACGTCGCAGGCGAGAAGACTCGAATCATTTGGACTCAGGACGAAATCGGTTTTCCGTATGTACCCGGCTCGCCATACGGCGGGCGTTACATTACTTACTTCGGACTCGACTCGGCGATTCGCGGTGTACATTTTAACGGCGTTCGGCCTGACTTTGCTTTGGTCGATGACCCTGAGACTCACGAGGTCGCAAACAGTGAGACGCAGCACTGGCAGATTGAAGAAATGATTGATGGCGACGTTGCTTTGCTATCCGGTCCAGATAAGCAGATGAGTCGCGTTATTCTGACGACGATTCAAAATCGGCGCTGTTATTCGTTTCGAGTAACCGAGCGAAAGCTCAAGCCGACTTTCGAGGGCGACCGTTACGGGATGCTGGAGAAGTGGCCTGAGCGTAGCGACCTTTGGCAAGAGTATATCGCAATCCGCCAGCGAGCTCAGGCTGACGGAGACAAAGACGGATACATGGCGACTCAGTTCTATCTTTCGCACGAAGAAGAAATGCGAGAAGGAGCAGTCGTTTCGAATCCGTATAGGTTTGCCAAGCGGTTCAGCAAAGAAGGCAATCCGATTGAGGTCGATGCTCTACAAGCTTTCTTTAATCGAATCGCTGACCTCGGCATGAGCCGAGTAAATGCAGAGCTTCAGAACGACCCAGACATGGAAGAATCGGCAGAGACAATCGGCCTGACTGCCGGAAAAGTCGCAAGCCGTATCAGCGGGATGGAGCAGAACGAACAGCCGAAATCAGACGGACAAGTTTTCGTCGGTCTCGATATCGGAAAGTATTATTCGCACTGGGCAAAAGTCTACGTTCACGGAAATGCCATCGGCCACGTTATCGACTACGGCATCATGGAAACTCCCGGCATGAGCGTCGAGGTCACTCCGCAGGCAGTTCAGGTCGCTCTGCTCAAGAGCCTGCTCGATTGGCGAACGGATATTCTTGCTTTTAATCCGCCGACGTTCTGCCTCATCGACTCAGGCGATTATACGGATGCGGTCTATGCTTTTATCAGACAGGTCGGCGGGACTCCGTTCGCGGCGAGCAAAGGATATTCTGCGAGCAAGTTCTTTCCCGGTCAGGCTGGGCCGACTCGCAAACTGTTTGATAATAGCTGGGCTGGTTTGCTGCCTGCCGAACAGCTCTGGCTCTATCACGTTAACACCGAGCACTGGAAGCAGCAGGTCCACGAGCGATTTTCTGTAAAGACTTTCAACGACCAGCAGCAGCTTAACGATGGCTCGCTAAGTTTGTTCTCGTCGAGTGACCCGAAAAAACATCTTTCCTTTTCGCATCACATTGTTGCCGAAGAACGACGCGACCAGTTCGTCGAAGGCAAGGGCATGGTCCGCAAGTGGGTGCAGACAAACAAGAATAATCACTGGCTCGATGCAATGGCTCTGGCTCTGGCCGCTTCTGGAGTCTACGGTCATCGTTTAATTCAATCGACAATCCGTCAGCCTGTGCAGGCGGAAAGACCTCGACCGTCGCAGCAATTCAGTTCGGCGAGTCAACGATTTAAGCAGAGGGAGGGCGGATGGGTTCCGCGACGAAAATGAACAGGAAGCAACGTCGAGAAGATATTCGCAGACCGCAGCAAGACCCGCTGCCGATAAAGCCTCGCCAGTTCGTCGCGCCACCGTGCTCGCTTTGCCAGTCGCATCGACCAGAGCACACGAACTACAGCAGAATCTACGGCACTGTGACGCACGAGTTTGGAAAGGTCCGATATATCAAATGCCATTTTTGCGGCAACTCTTGGACTGTGACTGTTCGCAATTCCGCTGAGACGGAAAAGATAAACGAAACAGATACAAAGCCACCGAGCGAAACCTTGTAATTATTCGCAGCCGTCCGCACGATAGCGGCATGGCACTATCAGCAGAACAAGAACTCACGCTCGTTCAGGACGCAATACAAGCCCTGCTCTACGGCGGTCATTCGTCCTACTCTATCGGCGGCAGGTCAGTTAGCAAGCTCGACCTCAACGCTCTTTTTACGCGCGAGGATTTGCTGCTCAAGCGAGTCGCTCGCGAGGCTGGCGGCGGAATGTTTCGACTCGCAAAACTTACAAAGCCAAACGACTAATGCTTGGAAGATTTCTCGATTCAGTCATTTCAGCATTCAGCCCGCAGGCTGGAGTTCGTCGCGCTCAGGCTCGTCGCGTGATGCGAGCGTTTGCAGGAGCAGAGCCAAGCCGACTGAATGCCAACAAGCGACCGAAAAATAATTCTGCTGATACTGAGCTTGGCGGTCCGTTCGGCGCGAATCAGATGCGAGCTTGGGCTCGTATGCTCGTCAGGGATAACGCTTGGGCTTGGGGTGTCGTTGATACGTTTGTCAATTCTGTCGTCGGTAAAGGCATCGACATTCAATCAGCTTTTGAGACTATCGACGGAGAAGATATTGAAGTCATCAACGAGCGTCGCGATGAGGTCTGGCAGCGATGGTCCGAGGTCTGTGAAATCAACGGGCAATATACATTCAACGAACTACAGCAAATGGCGATGCGGGAAATCGTCGAGGCTGGCGAAGTTCTTATCCGTATGGTTCCGGTCGATAGAAA